GAGCTCGCTCTGAGCCCTCATCAACACGGTGGAAATCCACCAGCTCGACGTGAATTGTTTGTCCTACTTCCATCATCGTCTCCGTTTGCCTGTGTAACGCTGAGAATTTTATCAGGGCGTTACATAGTGTCAAGTAAATATTTACAGTGTATCTCGCTTATTTTTAGGGCTATTGTTGTAAAAAATTTTTGGAGGATTGGTATGTACAAGAAAGGCAAGAAGCCGGGCAAGATGGGCGGCAAGGGCACGAAATTGAATAAAAACGCGCTGACGATCGCCGGCATTCGCGCCAGCGGCGCGAAGCCTGGTTATCCACCGAAATAGCTGGTTTTCCTCTCCAATGCCAGCAAAAGGCCGCGTCAGCGGCCTTTTTTTTGGGCGCGGGAAAAGGGGCTGGGGGTTACCGCAGACTTTTACTCAGTGCAAAAACAATCAATAGCGTTCTCCTCTTCCTCATCTTCGAACAGGTCGCTCTGCGTAGTCGCGATCATTTTCATCGTCGCGTAGTCGGGATGATCAATTCTGAAAGTTGTCTTTACCTTTGACTCTTGTTCAATCCACCAGTCTGCGAGGTCTGGCTGCTGGCGAATAATTGAAATTTTCTTGTTGCGACCCTTTAGGTGGCAAAGCGTACAATTGCCGAGGTCAGTGACTCCGTTGCGATTGGGCAGGTTTAGATCAAAGTTCTGTTGTTGCCAGAAATCAAAAACGGTCTGTTTAGTGACGCCATCTATGTACAAAGGACACCAAACATCGCGCCCAGTGTTTCTTTGACCGTGCATTTTTACCGCCCTGCGTGGCTCGTCAGCCCTCAGACCAAGTAAAGCTGCGTAATCGGAATATCCCTTTGCACGCATAAATTGCTTTATACGATCAATTTTTAGCTTACTTGTGCAGAAGCGCATGATGGGCGTGGGGAGATAGCCGATTGCAGTGATCAGGTCTGCGAACGGTTCTCCATTTCTGCTAGCCGTTGCGTGTGTTACTTCTTTGTAGCCATGAACAGAATGATTCTCGCCCTCAGTACCTGACCGAGACGTTGCCTCTAACCAAGTGATCTTGACGTTCCATTGAACACCGCAATCTCTCACAAAATCGAGAGTATGGGGATGCTCCATGCCAGTGTTTGCGAACGCAACGAATGTCTCTTCAGGCAATACCCCGTCATGTGCTTCTAGCACTTTGTAAAGCATGTAGGCTGAAGTGCGGCCTCCGGAAAACGATATGCACGTCGGGCCTTTGGTGAAATACGGATTCATGGTGATTTTCCTAAAAAATTTTTTGATGCGCGTCGGCTAGTACCCATACACCCCCCGCCCCGCCAACAAAGGGGGGGGTCACCATATAAAAGTGTATATATTTCAATGACTTATGATGCATGCGTGTCACGCTGGTACACGGGTGTGACAGATCGACGGCCGTTACAACCCTGTAAAACGCCATAAAAGCGTTATATATCAATGACTTATGATGCATTTGCGGGTCTCGCGCGCGCAGTCGCGGCGTGAGCGGTGCGTGGCAGCGCGCGTGTCACTCATCATCGTCCGTTACATCGTCGTGCTCGATGGCGTCTTGCTCGATTGATAACTCTCGCAACGCACCGAGGTGTTGGTCCTGAATGTTGATCGTCAGCAAAGGATCACGCCTCGTATCACCCCAGCTTTCAGGCGACACTCTGCTTGCCAACCATTTCCGAGTGTCAATCCTCAACCGACGTACTTGTGCATCGTGCGCATCCTCAGCGCCATCAGCTATGTCGAGTGTCTCTTCCGCTAGCTGGTCCGCCCACTGCTTACGAGCAGCCTGATACCGCTCATACCGGCCCTCCGCCGCGTGGAGCCACTTGTACCAAACTCTTTTTGACAGATGCATTTCGCGGACTAACTTGCTCATCGTCTTACCCGCGGCCAATTGGTCAAACAAGTAGCTTTCGCCAAGCTCGTCAAGTTCGCGCATGCGTTTGCGCATGATCGGACTACCAGGCATCGCCAATCTCCTTCTTCAGCAGTTCAATAAATTCCATGTCTTCCATGTGCTCCAGCCGTGCATCGACGTCGTCATCGTCTGTACGAAGGTCTTCGCGCGGCCGATAAGTCATCGCAGGTTCCCGAGTCGGTAATGCTTGCCGTCGTTTCTTTTCCTTCACAAACAACAACTCTTCAGTCGCAAACGTATGCCTACATGATTTACACCGACGGTCTCTCACAATGCGTTTAGACGCACGCTCAGTGTGCGTCACGCTTGACCTACCCCCACATACTGGACAGTCCATAAATCGCCTTACACAGCTTCTGAGGACGTCTGACGCACGATTCGCTCTATCTGCTGTGCAGCATCGCCCGACTTAATCATGTTCGACGTGAACCTGAGCACCCGATACCCCAGTTCAGTCGCCAAGTTGTATTTGATGCAGTCGTTTTGAAATCCAGCACCCGTCGTGTGGCGACCACCTCGCCACGTGCCACCTTCGACTTCAGCGATCAGTGACTGACCGACTAGGAAGTCAAACCTAAAGCGCCGACCAGGTATCAACGTTTGCTCGCGCTCGAACTCGATCTGCAGTGCGGTCAACTGCACCGCCAATAACTCTTCCCATTCGCTGCGCCGAGCCATCCGTCACTCCGCGCCCGATAAAAGAAATGATCTAATCAACGGCGGTTTTTCCGCCAGTTGATCATTTTCTTTAATAGAGCAACTGGCGAACTGGCGAAGGTCATATAAGCCATTGTTTTTAAACATGTTTTCGGTAGCTCAGACTGACCAACGAAAAAACAAACTGACGACTGGCGAAAAAATCTCGTAAGTCACTGAAAACAAAGGGTTCGCCAGTTATTTTTAGCAACTGGCGGACAACTGGCGAACTGACGAAGCCACTGTCGGTAAAACCGCTCATTTGCTGACCTTTTTTAAGTACAAATGAGCACCACCAGCGGCACCTGCTAGGACAAAAAACCACGGTGATGTCCACGCTAATCCGATCGCTGCTAGGACAAAAACGCCACCAAAAAACGTCGACAACGGAGCGTAGATAACCGACTTTTTGTCCATCAATTTCCAACTGAGTAACAGTTCCTCAAAAATCCCCTTCATACTTTCCCTCGTCACTAACTACCTCAATGAATTGGCGGTTCTTGCTTTGCGCATCAAACCGCGTCACCACGCGCAACTGACCGTTCGCGATCCAAGTTTTCAAAAACGTCTTGATCTGAGACTTGGCAAGATCATCGGTAACGTCTAACCCCAGCACCTCGGCAACACGCCGTCCTGCCCACTCTTGTGAGCGCACGTCGGCGCGGTACTCGCCAGACGCGAGCGCTGCGCGCACGCGCTCTAGGTCATTCACGGTGACGTCGTCAAACACGTCCGGCCACTGCCACGGCTCAATGACGCCGACACTGTCGCCGTTAGCTAGGTCTACACTCACCATGCGCCGCCAATTGCTGTTGGCACTGGGCGGAGCGAGGTTGTCCTTACTGTCGACGTCGCGGCTGTACTGCCAAAAGTCACCTTCCTCGATGCCCGCCATGCGGGCCTCTTCGGCAGTCATCTTCTGCAGCCGGCGCACATGTCTGGCGGCATCCGTGAGCGCTGAGGCTCCCCGCGCATCGCTGTAACTGGCAGCCTGTTGTGCAGATGGCTTGCGAACGTGATGCACCAGTTCCACGGCACAGTTACCTAACTCGGCAACACGCCCCCAGGCTTTCACCACTAGGTCCATCTGGCCGTTGTCGTTCTCAGATAAACGGTGCGAGCTAACAAACGGGTCAACAATAATCACGTCGATCTGGTGTTGCTGAATGTGCGCAAGAATGTGATCGACAGCGGGCGTCAGCGCGGCTTCGCCGCGTACTGTGTCAGCAATCACCAGCGCATTGTCACGGCCGCTATTCACAAACAATTGGTCCCGCAGAGACCCGCTATCGATCGCAAAGTGAGCACAGATCGCTGCAATACGTCGCTGAAGCTCTTCCAGCGGGTCTTCTAGATTCCACACCCACACCCGTCGCTGCGGTGCGTCGATGCCTAGAAAAGGCTGTCCAGAGGCCATTGAGACGGCCTCTGCCAGCGTTAACGCCGTCTTCCCGCTGCCGCCTTGGGCCACGGTGACCGACAGAAAGCGCCGAATGTAATGCCGGCCATATACCCACTCTCGGCGGGGAATATCGGCCGCATCGATAAACGCAAACGGCTGGGGTGCAAGATCGTCACTGGTTATCTGAGCCACGGGCTGCTTCGCAGCTTGTGCCTTCGCCTCGATATCCTCGCTCCACTTTGCACGAGCACCCGCAATGGCCGTCTCAAACTCTCGCCGGGTTTGCTGCACGGTGTAGCCAGCCTCGGTCCAGTCGTCTGCCTCTGCCATGATCTGCGCATCGGTGTAGCCAAGCATGAGCTTGCTTGCCACTTCGCGAATCATGCGGTCATGCCAGCCGCCCTGCGGCATCATCGACACCACATTCGACTCTCGCACCAGAGACGTACCTTCGTTCTCGCGCTCAATGAGGCTTAGAAACGACGCACCCCACATCGGCACGCCGTCGAACGGGTCGTCAATGCCAGCGTCCTGATCTATCTCATAGATCACGCCGGTTTCGTGAATGCTACCTGGCGCAATGACAATTCCGCCGTGACCCCTTACGTCCAGCTTGGCGTGAGGGTTCGCAACGGTTTTGACGTCTATCGAGGGGTTCGTTCTGTAATAAAAATGTTTGCCGCGCGAGGTTTTCACCCGCAGTGGCGTCCAAGGCAGATGTTCGGTGACCCACTGAATCGCTTGGGGACTGTCAGCGTCAACGACACAAAATTCTTTGCCGGTGACCAGCGCCCAATTGCAGCCGTCGTACCGAGAGGACGAGCACCAATGCTGCATCGTCTCCTCGTCAACGTCCTCTACTTGGTAGCGCTGCCACCGCACGAGAGGCGATTTCTGCACGGGGTGTGCAGGTAGCACGGTCAGGCCACGCTCCCACAAATCCCAGGCGGCGTCGTTGCGCGTCAGCATGAGCGCTAGCCTGGCAGCGTTTCTGCAGAGTCATTGCGGTCGAACAGGTCTGGCCGCAGTTGTGCTCGATCAATGCCTGACGTCGTTTCTATCTGCAGCAATCGCTGCGCAGGAATACCTGTGGCACTTCTCTTCCATCGGTAGATTGCTTCGCGCGAAATGTTGAGATCGCGTGCTAGTTGACTGATGTTGATGTCGGCCCAAACTGCTGGCGGTGTCATGCGTTGTGTCCGCTAAAAATAGTGCGGACAAAACTAAAAACTCAGATGCAAGAGCACAATGGGTTGCGGGCAAATGTGTAAACAAAACGTTTACTGTGTAAGGTGCGGCTATGAAAAACCGATTTGGTCAGAAGTTGCGCGCCTTACGCACGGCACGAGAATTTTCGCTGCGCGGCCTGGCGGCCGAGCTTGCAAAGCATGATGTGAACGTGACGCATGCCACGATCGCGAATTGGGAAACGGCAGGTGACGATGACAACAAGGAGCTTCGGCTGCCAGCGCCGCGAGCCATCAGCGCACTGGCAACCATCTACGCGGTCGATGAACGCTGGCTGCTGGCAGGAATGTTCCCCACGGTCAGCAATTCACGGGTCGATCAGTTTGCGGACGTAGAACTACTCACCGACGCGCAGTTTGCTGCGCTGCTCGCCGTCAAGGATGAGTTTCTAAAAAATCAGTAGCCGCCAAGTGCGGTGCGCTGAATGCCGACGCAGCCAGGCAGCACCATGAGCGTCAGCATCGTGTTTTGATGTCGGTGATGCACGACCTTCTTATCGGTTTCTATCGCATCGTCGTACATTCTGCGCAGCAAACTTCCGAGGAAGTCTTGCGCATTTTGCCAAGGGTTCTGGCCGTCTGCGGTGTCCTCCAAAAACAACTTATTTGCTGGTGCCGGTGGCATCCTTCTCTGCGCCACAAACCATCGCTCAAATTCTTCAACGGCCCACGCACTCGGCATCATCGTCTTTTTGACGTGATGTATTGAGATGCTAGTAAACACGATGACCCAGCCGTGCTGTTTGGTCAGGCGTTTCCACGCCGACAGTACGTACCGTCTACCGCCGTGTTTCATTGACGCCTGTTCCTGCGCCCCACCGGATACTAAAAGCAGTTTCTTGCCGAGTTCATTTAATTCAGTCATGAAAGTTGGGGGGAAAAACGCTTGCAGCGCTGTCAGCGATTTACTGCCCTGATTGACGATACATCCGGTGTTGCTCAACAACGGCTGCATGATGAATTGACCGGTAAGATCGGTGTAATCGACGCCATTGATTCGGCAGTGAATCATTTGTTGTTTGTTTAACGAATACATCGCATACGCTGTCGCCACGTCTCGCGTGCCGACGTGTGGTCTTTGGTGCTCGCCGCGTGATCTCCAAGTGTCAAAGTCGATTGCTGCTTTCTGAGAAATCATGTGATCTCCTTGTTGAGCACTTACCCTAATTGTTCAATTTTGTTTTGTGAATGAAAGGACGCAAGTTTTACCTTTTTGGGTTTTTGGAACATATCCAACGTCACAGGTTGCGGCAGAAAACCGTCGTGTTGCGCGTGGAACAATGCGAGAAGACCGCGCAGCTTGTGGCTTAAGGCAAGTTCAAAACTACGATCATCTGTCGCGCATCGGCGTTTCATAATTTGGTTGCTCATTTGGGCACACATCTGCGTGATAGACGCCGTGACGCGTTTGCTGTCAACGTCAAGATGCGTAGCCACATCTGCGAGCGGTACGAACTGATCGCCCAGGTGGTGGCGATAGGACAGATAGAACACGATGGCAAATTGTCGCCATGTCGTGAGCGACAGTTGTAGCGAGATTCGGTTTGCTGCCAATTGATGGTCCATTACGAATCCATACAATGCCCCTTCATCAATCGTTGTAAATTGATCGCGCAGTCTGGCAAATGTTCGCAATGCAGACACATCCTGGTCAATTGCGTATGCAATCGCGCATTCTTTGGTTATTTCGATTACGTCGCCTGTAATTTCGAAGAAACCGCCCGTGTACGTTTTTTTGTTTGCACAGCGACTGAAGCACCGCAACGACTGAAGGAACTCTGCACGGGTTATGTCATTTCCGCATATCGACAACGCTTCATCCATCGTGCAGGTTCTGCCATCGTTGTCGCCTTTGTTCATCGCCCGAATAGTCGCGTGCATTGCGAACAGGTGGCGCGTAAAAAACAAACTCTCTTGACGTTTCACGAGATGTCGCCCTGCGCGGCTACACCGACGGTGTTGCATACCGTCTGCCATGTCCGCGCAGATCGTCGCGCTAGCGTTGCCGGTTTTTATGCTTCGCGGTGATTCAGCATGACTGCTCAGCCACATGTGTCACGCCCCTCTGTGTCTGCGTCAGTAACACGATTGCGCTGAAATGACTGCATGCTGATGATGTCGCCCGTAAACCGTTCGGCATAGACAGGGTCATCGATTACCTTTTGCACGAGACCCGCGAAATCAACGGGCGTCAGTTCATACGCCGAGTCGTTTTCAAAACGTTTGACAACCTCGACAGCGGTCGCAATTTCCGACAACTGCACGTCAGCATCCGCGCCAGTAACCCATTGCTCAAGACTGAACCCGAGTGTTTTGCAGACATCAAGCAGCACCCTTGCGCTTTTCGGCAAGCTGCCTTTCAAGATCGATTGAGCAACCTGCGGACTCACGCCCGTCAGTTCGCGCAGCCGCGCAGACCTGCCGTACAGCGGCACGTTGCGCGCATCGAGTGCCGCTGCGACGAACGCCGCGCGGTCAGGGCACTGCCCATCCTTAAATTTGTTGGTTTGCATACTGTCTGCCTGGCTATAGACCGTTATCGGTTGCATACACCATATATCGGTATCCACGTGATGTAAACCAAACGTTGACACCCGCAATAACACTGGTAACCATTTAAATATATTTAAAGGGGTTGATAACGTAACGTTTACACGCTAGTTTATGCAACGTTACATATAAAGGAGCGGGTATGAACAGAAACTCATTGGATGGCCTCGCAGATAGCTGGCTAATGAAAAAACAAGAGGTTGAGGCGGCAAAGGCGGAGCTAATCGCCATTGAGCAACGGATATTGCCGCTGGTGAGTGCGCGGCAGGACGGCTCGGTCACCACGCAAACGCAGGACGGCAAACGAGTCACGGTTAAATTACCGATGCGGTATTCGTTGGATGGCACCAAGCTCAACGAAATCCGCGAGCAAATCCCGCCGGAGTTGCTGCCACTAAAAATCAAAGAATTGTTGGACGAGCCGGCGCTAAAGAATCTTAGAAGTAGTCACCCACACTTCTACACGATCTTCGCGCAGTGCGTATCGAGCAAGCCTGGCAAAGCTAACATCACTATCAAGGAGCATGCTCATGCCGTTTGATATCGCATCCATTCGACAAACGACCGGCATCGCACCACCGTGGATGGTGGTGTATGGAACCGCCGGCGTCGGCAAGACCACCTTCGGATCACAGGCACCAAACCCTGTATTTATACAAACGGAAAGCGGCGAAGGCCGACTGACTCTGTCTGCGTTTCCGCTTGCAGAATCTTTTGACGATGTGTTGTTAGCGATCGAAACGTTGATCACTGAAGACCACGAATTCGAAACGTTGGTGATTGACTCTCTTGATCACCTTGAGCCACTCATCTGGCGGTTGGTCTGTTCTGAGCAGCAAATTGAAAGCATTGAGAAACTCGGCTACGGCAAGGGCTATGTGTTCGCGCTAGACCATTGGCGCAAGCTGGTGCGCGCGCTCACGGTTTTGCGTAACAAAAAAAATATGGCAATTGTGCTGATTGCACACACGCACATCCGCAAATTTGAAAGTCCTGATTCTGACACCTTCGATAGGTACGAGATCAAGCTGCATCAGAAAGCAGCAAGCCTCATGCAGGAAAGTGCCGACGCGGTGCTCTTCGCGCGTCACAAAATCATCACGAAAAAAGAAGACAAAGGATTCGGTCAACACCGCGTGCGCGGAATGAGCACAGGAGAACGGCAACTTTGCTGCAACGAGCGTCCAGGCTTCATCGCGAAGAACCGATACGGTCTGCCAGATGAGATCGAACTCAACTGGTCGGCAATCCAAGAATCAATCACACAATCTATTGAGGAAAACTAATGGCAGCTTTTTCATTTAATGCAGTACAGCACGAGGCCACCGATATCGGTGCTCCTACAGCAAAAAAATATTCACCGATTCCAGAAGGTGATTATCAAGCGGTGATTACTGATAGCGAGAAGAGGAAGACTAAGGCGGGAGACGGCGAGTACCTGTTGCTGACCTTCGAAATCATTTCCGGCGGCCAATATGAGGGGCGACGCATTTGGGTAAGGTTAAATGTAAAAAACAAAAGCCCAAAAGCTGAAGAGATAGCGAAGCGCGACCTCGCAAGCATCCTTCGCGCAACCAACGTCGAACAGATGCAGGACACTGAAGAACTGCACATGAAACCGATGATTGTGTCGGTCGTGATCAAGCCAGCGAGCGGCGGTTTTGACGAGAGCAACGACATTCGAGCCTATAAAGGTGCTGCGGTAGAAGTAGCAACAACTGAAACGGCAGCACCTGTAGCAGCAGAGCCAGCCGCGAAGAAACCGTGGGATTTATAGCGTCACAAACCCTGGAGCGCATTGACGAGGCGATAAAGAGCGCAAGGCCAGCATCGGCTGGCCGTGCGCACCTGGGAGCCTCGATCATCGGGCGCGAGTGCGAAGCGGAATTGTTCTGGAGCTTTCGGTGGGCCGATAGCGCAGATCACCCCGCGCGCGTCTTGCGTCTGTTTGCACGCGGAGAACGTGAAGAACACGTCTTCAACGATTTACTGCGCAAGGCTGACGTCACCGTATGGGACGTTGATCCCGACACCAATCAGCAGTGGGCAGTTGAGGCAGTTGGGGGGCATTTCGGTGGACACCTTGACGGCGTTCTGAAAGGGCTGGCAGAAGTGGTTGAGGCACTGGTGTCCGAGCAAAAAACGCATAACGATCGATCGTTCAAAGACGTGCGCGCCAAGGGTGTAGAAAACAGCAAGCCGGAGCACTATGCGCAGATGCAGGTCTACATGCACCTCATGAGTTTATCGTTTGCGCTATATCAGGCGGTCAATAAAAACGATGACGACCTGTATTTTGAAATTGTCGAATATGACGCAGCGTTTGCAGAACGATTGCTGGCGAAAGCTGAAAAGATAATCACGTCTGATTTTCCGCTGACACGCATTTCTGACGATCCCACCTTTTACAAATGCAAATTCTGCGATCAGGCTGACGTGTGTCACACGCGGCGTGCCCCCCAAGTTAATTGTCGTACCTGTCGATGGGCGACGCCAGAACTCGACGGTAACGCACGATGGTCATGTGGCAAGCACAACCGCGACCTATCGGTAGAGGACCAACGTGTAGGTTGCGACTCGCACAATTACCTGCCGACGCTTCTGCAATCGTGGGCCGACGTCATCGACTTCGAGGACGACTGGGTAACGTATCGCAGCCGACTCAATCATCAAGAATTTAGCAACGGGCATTTCGGGTACTCGTCGAACGAGATTCGCGCTGCGCATGACCTGCGCGCGATCGGCAACAAAAATATCGATGAAATCCGTGAGGCGTTTGAAGGCGAGATCACATGGTAGGTGAACCGCTACCGTCTTATGTCAGCCCGCCGGCTAAACGCTGTTGCCGATACTGCATGTCGTTTTTCTTTGGTGTATGTGATGAGCACGGCGAGATTCCCGAGCACTTTATCGATCAGGTCAACGACTGCGCATTGTGGAAGGACCAGCTAGATGACAGATAAACGGTGCGCGCATTGCGGCAAACGCATTTACAAGCATGTGCTGTGCGTTAGATGCCGTCGCAGCAATAACAGTGCTGATATTGAAAGCTCGATTGCCTCGCAAATGAGGCCGTTCTTGACAATGCCCTGGCGCACCATGACGGATGAACAAATAACAAACTTATACGAATCGGACACTAACAGTGATAGCAAACGAACTTGACTACGACCGTTTGGGAGCGGTTATTGCGCGCGAATTGATGCAGGGGCCACGAGATGAGGACATCTTATGGACCAGCTACGAGTGTGCGAAATACTTGGGCATGTCCCACCGACACTTCCGCGACCGCGTGAGCAAGCGAAGAGGTTTTCCACAAGCATGCGGTATCGGTAAAACGTGGCTCCGCGCGGACGTCGTACGCTGGGCTAAAAACAACTAAAGTAGGTCGGCAAGCTCACGCGCGTCCTTGTTGTAGTAGGTCATCAATTCGTTGATGTTGCTGTGTCCCGTCACGCGCGCCAGATCGAGCACATGTAATTTCTTTGCGAGTCTGGTCGTAGCCTCGTGGCGCGTATCGTGAAAGTGCAAATCTTTTATGCCAATGCGGTTGCGCATCTTTTCGAAACACGATTTTAACGTACCCATTTTTATGGGCATCAGCATCTCGCTGTTTGTCGACTCGCGTGCCGTTTTCACTAAATTCCGTGCAGTGCGTGATAGCGGCACGTCGCGCGCCGTACAGGTCTTCGTTATGTTCGCAGGTAGATGAATGAATGTTGGATGCACGTTATCCCAGCGAGTCTTCAATATTTCACCCCCTCTCATCGCAGTCTCAATGGCAAAATCCATACACCAGCAAGTTATCTGCCGTGTCGATATCAGCGCTTTTTCAGCAACATAATCTGCATCTGTATAAAAAAGGTTTAGCTCGTCTATAGTAATTCTACGTTCCCTACCTGCTGAAGATTCAGGCAATCGCAATAAATCCCCATCCCACATAATTTTGTCAATTAGACCTAGCTGTTTCGCGCGCATGAATATACCTGCAACCGTATAAAAGTACCGTTTTACCGATGTCGGTTTTATTCTTGATCGCATGTACGCAATCCATGCGTTCATAAATTTAGTATCAAAATCTACGAGTAACATTGATTGCGCACTAGGATTGAATTCCTGCAGGGCATTAACACAAGTTTTATGTTTCATAGCGCTTGGGCTTTCCAAATAACGTTCGTATGCGTCACCGAACGTCACGTTTGATGGAACTTCCCCTCTATCAATCGCGACTAACTCCGCAACCCATTTTTGCGCCTCCTTTTTCGACACAAACGACCTTGACCGACGTTGCTTGTTTATCTGAATTACCGCTTGCCAGCGGTCACCCCGCTTTCTGTAAGTCCCCTTCACGCTCCACCTTTTGTCGTATTTTGTCGTACTGAGGTGCGCAATTATGTGTATTTTAGCAGGGAATTGCGAGCGTTAACTGAAGATGCAAGACCCTAAGTGTTTGATTTGCAGGGTAATGCGTAGGATAGCGAAATTTCGTGATGTGTGTGTGAGTCACACCGAATGATTTAAAACACTGCATTTTTACTGGCCTGTAGCCAGTCTTGTCGTATTCGTGTCGTAGCGAGAGGCGATAAATTACTGCGCTATGGCCTGTTGTTCAGAATTTAGCGGTGCAACCGATGCCCCTTGTCGACCGGCTTCTGAGCCAATCGCGTAGGGACTAGTCAGGGATTCGCCGATGAAGGGCAGTATGTTCCGTACAAGATCGGGCGCATGCCGTTGCACTGCGGTTACGATGTCAGGGTTGCCTTCAAGGTCTCTTCGTATTTTAGCTAAGGTTTGCGGGTCAGTCTCCGTGAGAATCTCAGCGACTCTTCCTGCCATCGACCGTAACCGTTGATCATCGTGCATGCTGCCCTGACGACGCATGTTCTGCATCACCAAGTCTGTCATACCAGTCGGTAGCTCTGTCGAAGTTGACGCCATGTTTTGCATCTGGTTGATCATCTCTCGACGCTGCGCGGTCATCGAATTCGTAGCAGCTCTCTCTGTGACTGCCATGTTTGATTCCCGCAACAGATTGTCCATGAAGATGGCAAACTTCTTGTCTCCCTCCTCCCCTGTCGGGAAAGCGATCCGCAACAGGTCGCGGCTACGCTGCCGCTTAATTTGGTCGCGTGCAATGTTTGCAGTGTCTACTGAGGTATCAAAATTATCTTGCAGCTTCTGCAGTACGCCTAGCCTGAAGGCTTCTTTTTCGCTCTTGTTCATGCGCGACACTAAAGCACGTAACTCATCAACGTCTTCACTCATAAACTGTCTGCCCAGCAGCATTGCATTCTGTACTGCTGAGTCACCCGCGTAGATCGAGCGCGCTCTCGCATAAGAAGGGTTGGCAGCGTCTAACAATTCTAGGTATGCAGTTCTGACATCACGCACCGCGTTCACTTGCTCTGCACCGATGCCCTGTTGTGGCATCTTAGGGAACGCAACGTCGTCTATTCCCATTTTCATAAAATGCAAAAAACGAGTGTTGATTGCGCTGACGGGGTTGCCGGTTTCGTTCACAATTTCACCAGACGGCAGCAGTCGTAATTTCATAGCGTCTGCATCGCCTTTGTTTGCAGCAATACGGATCGCTGCAGCATACGCATCTTGCATCGCAGGTGTTTGCATAAGCCCAATAAGCTCATCAGACATCGGCACATTTATCTTGTTCGCTGCGCCATACAGTTTGTCGGCGACCGACGATCGTGCAGCCTTTAACGCTTGCATGTCGTTGTAGAAGTTGGCGCGTTGACCAAATGCGTCCTGCAGAATCGTGCCAAGGCGTCCATTGCGGCCAGATTGCCGCTGGTTCAAATAACTCATTGCCGTGCGTTTGCCAGGCCCAGGCAATGTCGCAATTGCGTCCATTAAAGCTTGGCTGTTAGGACCAACGTCAGCTAGCGTAAATCCGCTACCTTGGTTTTTTAAAATTAGTTCGACTGCCTGTTCAGGTGTCAGGCCGTCAGCGGCAATCGTCTCTCTTATAAAGCTCTCAGCACCACGTTGACCTTGACGCGCTGCTTGCGCTCCTGACCTAGTCATTGCATCGTAAGCACTGGCAATGGGCTTGCCCAATACGTCAACACTGCCTTGTGTCACGAGGCCCAACCCTGCGCCTAATCCTGCGCCGTGTACCCTTTCGGATGAATCTACATCGCCTTCGCCAGCCATGTACCCTGAAGTGGCTCCTGCCCCTGACGCAAGACCAGCGCGCTGCGTTGCGGTGCGCTTCAATGCTTCCCTACCTAGTGATGCTAGGCCAGAGCGTGCCACCCCAGCACCGCCCATTAGCAACCCGCCACCGACTTCCAAGCCAAACGCTGACGCAGGGTTTTCTTCGCGGTACTCATCCATCGGCATGCGTTCCATTGCGCGAGCAACGTCCCCAGGCGAATATTGTTCGTTACCCATTTGGTTTAACGCTGTGGCAATTGTGTCCATCTTTGGATCAAAAAGGCCGCGAACATATCCCAACATTTCATCAGAACTGCTGAGTGATGCCCCTTGCAGTACTAGCCCCATTTCTGCGGGTGCGATACTACCGCTCCGTAAACCGTTTAAAACGTTTTGACCCGTTTCGTTGAGCTTACCGTCTTTTTCTCGTCGTTCGAGCGCTTGGTAGAGATCATCAATTTGCTGCTTAATGCTCATCATCTCACCTATGGTTAATCTACAAAAAGGGCTTCAACAAACTCGTCAACGTCTGTCTCAGGCGTTTGTAAAAGATTATTTGCCTGCGCTTTTAGCTGCATAATGCTCTTAGGATTGAGGTAGTCATCCGACCGGCGGAGTGCTGCCAATCCATCCCGCAGCCCGATAAGAAACTGCGTCCCATCCTTTTTATACAAATCAATATTTTCTGTCTGATAAGCCTGTATAAATTGCTGAATCTTATTGGCTCGTTCGCGTGCCTGAAGTTCGACCTGGATGAGAATCATGTTCCCCTCTGGCGTATTTTCAAGATTAGGCATGGTATCCAATATCAATTTAAGGTCAGTGTCTGTCGGGTTGGTGCCCAATCGCTTCACGCTAGGTATCGCGTATTGATTTGAAATTGCGTTAAACACCCTTAGCCCAGTCGGGTTTTCGACGTTGAGATTCAAAGCCAAACCATATTCTCGTAAGGTCTGTTTTATATTTGCTAGCTTACCCGTGGGCAGTGCGTTCGGTGATCGCAGCGCTTCATCAGTCAGAATGCTTTGCATGAGCATAAGCATCGGCGCTGTCTCCGCGCGATTTTGCGCGTTTAAATATGCCGCATTTATAATTTTGTCGGCCTCTGCGCGATTTGTTTGAGATAGCTCAATCTGCGCTTTAGCCCCTTCCGTAGCTACCTCACGTTGCCTTGTAAAATCAATTACCGATGCTGGACCGCGAGGATTGTCGCTAAGTCCTGTTTCGTAAATCGCCGTCTGTACGTCTCCAGGAGGCGCAGCAATTTGTGTCATTTCTCCTGTTAATAGATTTTGTTGCACAACACTAAGTGTCTTGTCGTCAAACTTAGGTTCGCCCCGTGCGTTGATCATAATGTTTTGCAATTGCTCAACAGTGAAGGCAGACAACCGATCTAAAGGCAAATTGTATGGGTCGCTTGCAAGCATCATCAAAAGCTGTTGCCGCCTTAACTCATCTGTCACTAGCTGTCTTCGGGCCACCTCGTTCGCAGCAAATTGACCTCGCACCCGCTCTTTGTCGTACACGTCTTTCAACGATTCGCGCAAGCCCAAGCTTTCCATTACTGGATTTGCTATCCCGTGTCGGAACACATTGCCGACCGCCTGTTGCAAATTCTCAGGGGGTTTGAATTCAAAAGCGCTCATATCAGGTGCATTATTGTTCAACAATTGACTCTGATATTGATTTAGCAGCCTTGTATTCTGCGCAATCTGTTCTTCAAGCGACAATGGTCGCTGCGCAGTTACATCATTGTTGACCTCAGCCATATGGTCCTCCAATTGCACGCTGCGCATCGTTCAAATAGTTAGGAAATTGATTTACAAACGACGGCTGCTGCTGCGGCGGAATAAATTGAGGGGGCTGCGCAGGTGGGACAAGCATTGGTGGACGACTAGACACGTCTCCAGCCGCCATCAATTTTTGTCTTTTGTATTCTTCGTAGTCCTCGGGGTCCATCGCTAGCGCCAACAGATCATTGATATTCATTTGCTCACGCGCGAAATCGATCGGCTGCGTCATTATCTCCCTGCCGGTGTCGGCAACAGCGTCAAGTGTGTTTGCTCCGGCATCAAGTAGCCCAGTGCCAAGATTGCTCATCATGTTGCCAAACATTGTTCGTCCTTTTTCCTATGAGGTAGGGAAACCAAACCGTCTATCGCGGCTACGTGAACTAGTCAGCGTCGGATTCGGCAGCATGCCAGCACCAGAGCGCAGGACATCAAACATCTGGAAGGGGTACATTTGCTCCATTTGGTAACGCGCGTAAAGATCATCCAGATATTCCTGTCCGAATTCACGTTGGAGGTCGCCGACGCCTGTGATTGCGGCCGCATCGCCAAATGTCATGCCGCGCAGATCGCCACCCAAAGCGCCTAGTTGGTTGCCCGCACCTAGCCGCAGTCTAGCGGCATCTAAGCCAGCGTTTTGATTTGCCAATGCTGCGCGGAGCGCAGCGTCTTGGTTTGCCATCCCGGCCTCTAGGTTTGCCGCATTGGCAGCCAAGTTACTTGTTAGGTTCGACCGACCTGTTTCTATGTCGCCTCGCAGCGCCATTTCCGCAGTGCGCGTGTCAGCTTCTAAATCGGTGCGCTGATTTGCCAGTTTCCCCTGCAGATCAGTCTGCTGGTTCATGCCAAGCGCTTGCATCTTACGATCTACATCTGATTGCGCGAGTGCTGCAGCG